AAATAAAAAAAGCCAATCTAAGTAAGCTTATTAAATACGTGAAAAATAAAAACAAAAACAAAAAATAATACGTTATATAGGTATGGCAAACATTGAAGATTGGTACGGTAGGAATAACATCTCTTGGGGAGAGGTTTATGACGATGTATGGGCAGGAAACGTAAACGAAGCTAATAGTTGGGGTATTATATACCCATTTAATTTTGAAGGTAGTTTATTATTTGCTGACACAACTTTAGTAACCGCAGACAATACAAATATAAAAGCAGACGCAACACAATTTTAAAAAGATATGGCACAACAAACGATTAATATTGGGACTACCGCAAATGATGGAACAGGAGACCCATTAAGAACCGCCTTTGACAAAGTGAACGACAACTTTACTGAACTGTATTCAGATGATGCAGGAGATGTAGGTTCAATAATTGCAGGTACAGGAGTAGCGGTAGACCAAGCTACAGGAGATGTAACAGTAAGTTTAGCAGACGATGGAGTTTCTTATGCTAAAATGGGTAGTGAGTTTACTACTTCCGCAACTATCTCTGCGAGTGATGTAGACTTTTCTTCTGCTGCGGTATTCACTAAAACATTATCAGCCAATACTACTTTAACCTTTTCAAGTGTAGAGACGGGTATGGTAAAGGATTTAGTAATCACAGGAGACTTTACTCTAACACTTCCTGCTTCGGTTAAGACAATCACAGGAACGTATGATGGTACAGTAAGTAACCTAATTCAAATAGTATCAACTAATGGCTCAACTGAACAATGGGCTACAATTTCTCAAGAAGCGTAATTATGATAGCAATACAACACGAAGGTGCAATTAAGAAATTTACTTCCTTACCTAAAGTTTGGAAAGATGAGAACGGAGTACACTTAAATATTACAGATGGACAAGCCTTTGGCTTTTATCCTATCGTTTCTCCAAGCTACAATTCAGCTACTCAATATTTGGGAGATTTAGAATGGGATGCTGATAGTAGTACTTTTACCTATCCTGTAATTGACAAAACTTGGTCTCAAACAGTAGCCGAGTTGAAAGAAAGTAAGATTGCAAACCTAAAAAGTTTATATAACAGAAAATTAGCAGAGACAGATTGGTATATAATCAGAAGCCAAGAAGGTACTTCAGCACCTCAAGATGTGTTGGATGCAAGAGCGGCATTAAGAACTGATTGTGCAACTAAAGAAGCAGAGATTAACGCACTTACAACAAAAAAAAGCGGTAGTTTCTTATTATTTACCAAACCTTGACTAATGATTAATAAAAGACTTATAAATACAGGAGCGGAGGCTGCACCTGCAGCATTTGACCCTTTACAAAACTTTGAAACTGTAACCTATACAGGAAACGGTGGTACACAAAAGATAACAGGGTATATAAGAAAGGGTGCTGCTTTTGATGGGAGTAGTAGTTATATAGAAACTCCAAGTTTAATACCCGTTAATGACTATTCTTTTTCTTGCTGGGTTTATTTTGATAGTTTGGCAGCAGCATCAAATTATAGAGTAATTTATGAGGCTTATAAAAATACTTGGTGGTATTTAGCTATATTTGATGGCGGAAAGATTGCTACTTATAATGGAACAAGCACTTTTAATACTACATCTAATGTAATATCAACAGGGCAATGGTATCATATAGTATATACTTCAAGTAGTACAAGTGGTAAAAATATTTATTTAAATGGAAATTCAACTCCCGTAGCAACGAATGGAGATACTACAGGAAATTCTAATCCATCAGGTTCTTGGGAAGGTTTTGGAAAATATCATACTACAGGAGTTGGCTCGATGCACGGTAAAATAGACCAAGTAAGAATCTTTGACAAAGCATTATCCCCTTCAGAAGTAACTACTCTATATGGAGAAACCTACGCAAGTAGTACTAAATCAACTACGGATATATTTGGGGATGGACACGGTATTGCTTTATATGAGTTAGATGAGGATGCTAATGATACAGGGGGAGTAAATGGTAATTTTGGTGGAGCGGCTGTGTTTAATGGAACTAATAGTTATATAACAGGCTCTCCAAACATAGGATTTGGTCAATCTATTTCTATGTGGTTTGATGTGGATTCAAGTATATCCGCCACCCAAGGAAAATTATGGAGTCAGTCAATAGGCGGAAGCACTACTTGGGCAGGTGCAGGGCTATATTGGGATGGTTCAGACTTTTATTTTAGTATGCAAGTTCGTAATGGAGCATATTTATACCAAACCGCGGGAATAGTTACAGTAAATTCAGGGTGGAATCATATTGTATTTACATTTGATAGTAATGCAGGATATAGTGCTTGGTTGAATAATTCAGAATTAACAATGACAACCAACTTATCTAGTGGAACTGTATCATCTTTTCCTGCTCCGAGCGGAACAACAACTATTGGTAGACAATGGGGGAATGGTGATGACTACTATTTTAAAGGTAAAATTGACGATGTAAGAATATATCCTGATAAATTGACTTCCCAAGAAGTAGGATATTTATATAATAATACTACCGCATCTATTCCAACAGATTATGTAGCATATTACAAATTAGATGGAGATGCAACAGACGAAACTACAAACTACGATGGTGCTGCAACTAATGTATCTTTTGGATTTGACGGAACACCTACCAACGTAAACTTTTTAGGTATGGCATTCCAACCTGATTTAGTTTGGATAAAAAAGAGAAGTGGAGGTTCTACAAGAAATCATCACGCTTTTGATTCAGTAAGAGGTGCAGGAAATAGATTAAGAATAAATCACGATTATGCAGAGAGTTATGCAACTGATGAATTAACTTCTTTTGATTCTAATGGGTTTACTGTTAGTAGTAGTGATGCGACTAATGGAAGTGGTTCATCTCAACAATATGTCGCTTGGTGTTGGAAAGCAGGAGGTTCAGCAGGTACATATAATATTGATGGAACAGGACACGCAACTTTAGGTGCTGCGGGATTGTCAATAACAGGTAATGGGGGAAACAGTCCAACTTTTACAGGATGTTCTATAAATACAGCATCAGGGTTTGGTATATATGAAATAGACCCAAATCATACAGCATCTAACCATAGAACAGATTTTACTCACGGACTAAACTCAACACCTGAACTTGTAATTACAAAAATACTTGATGCAACAAGTAATTGGCACACATTTACTAATATAATTGACGGTTCAACAGACAGGGGAAAACTTAATACTACAGATGCGTTTGTAGATGATACTTTAAATGGTGTTAGTGTTGCAACTTCTACTGAAATAAGAATTGAAGATGCTTTTACAGGCAATTTGGATAGATTTTTATTTTACGCATTCCATTCAGTAGATGGTTATCAGAAGGTGGGGAGTTATACGGGAACGGGAAGTGCTGGTAATACAGTTACGACAGGATTTCAGCCAAGATGGCTAATGATTAAAGAATCTTCAAATACAGGAAATTGGAGAATAGTAGATGCAGCGAGAAACACTTCTGACCCAAGAAATTCAGGATTATGGGCGAATTTAAACAATTCAGAAAGTGATTCAACCTCAAATACTTTAGATTTTGAAACAAATGGATTTACCTTACAAGGAAGTGGAAGCGATGTTAATACATTAAACGAAACTTACATCTATTTAGCAATAGCATAAACAATGGAACAATTGAAGATATACGGATTCAACGCAATAGCATTAGCAATATCAATAACGGAGATTAATCCCTATCTTCAGACGATTTCCCTTGTCTTGGCAATAGGATATACAGTAATTCAAATAACAAAGAAACTAAATGGCAAAAATTGATATAGACGGAGACGGAAAAGCTGACGTTTCAATCAGCGTTACACAGATTATTACGATAGCTGCTATGTTTGCTTCTATTGTAGGTTCTTATTATACTTTAAGTGCCAAGATAGAAACTAATGCTTCTGACGTAGCTAAATTAAAATATAACGAAAAGGAATACACTTGGAAAAACCAAAGACAACTCGAAGCCGAAGTAAGAGAGATTACTTTAGAGATGAGAGACTTTATGAAAGATTTAGAGTACTTAAAAGTAGATAAAAGAAAGTAATGGCATTAGGCAGAACAGCACTATACTATAGAGACAATCCTGAAGCAAGGGCTGTAAAGGCTGCCTATGACAAAAAGTTTCAAAAGAAAAAGAAACAAGTTAAAAAGCGTGTTGAGTGTAATGCATGGAACAGAAAAAATGGAAAAAAAGGAGACAACATTGATTGCTCACACCAAAGAAATAACACCATCATTGGCGAACATAGAAGTAGA